TCCGGTTCATGAAATCCGAACTGCTGGAGACGAGCCTGGTTTCGGTTCCTGCGAACCCGCGCGCTCTCTCTACCGCAAAATCGCTCGGCCTATCGAGCGACGTCGTGGCCGAAATCTTCTGCAAGCCTGCAATGGAAGATCACAGCCGCATCACTGGCAAGCCTGCCAAATACCTCGCGCCACAAGGCACGAATAAAATGAAACCGCTTTCAGAGCGCATCGAGAATGCGCAAATCGAATACAATGCCAACCAGGATCGCCTTCAGGAACTCGCCAATATGGAAGATCTCGATGAAGCCGCACAGGCTGAAATCGAGGAACGATCGCTTAACCGCGAGACCATCCACAAGCAGATCGACACGCTGAAGAAATTAGAAACCGGACTTGCCACGCAGCGGGCAACCTCCGAACAACAGAGAATGCAGGCGCCGGCCATCATCCGCACGCCGCAGGCCGCACGCAAGCTCGAACCGCGCGATCATATCTATCGCGCTTTGACGGCACATTTCATCGCCAAGATGCAGCAAAAGACCATCGATGAGGTGCTGCGGGAACGCTATCCCGGCGACGAAGGAACCGGCATCGTCCTGCGCGCCAACATGGCACCGGCGATGACAACGGTGGCAACGTGGGCGAACGAACTGGTCGGTACCGCAGTTACCGATTTTCTTAACCAGCTTCCGACCAATACGATCTATCCGAAGCTGGCCGCCAAGGGGATCAAGTTCAACTTCGGCCGCAATGGCATCATCAAGATCCCTGGCCGCTCGGCAACACCGAGCATCAACGGATCGTTCGTTGGTGAAGGCGAACCGATCCCGGTGCGCAAGCTCGGGCTGACGGCAATCCCGCTGACGCCGAAGAAGATGGCGGTCATCTCCGAGTTCACCCGCGAGATGGCGCTGCACTCTACTCCGGCCATCGAAAGCGTGATCCGCCAGGCCATCAACGAGGATACCGCGATTGCAATCGACAACGTGCTGATCGACGCCACGATTGCCGATGCCATCCGGCCCGCCGGGCTGCGCTGGAATGTCAGCGGCCTGACGCCATCGGCTGCCGCTACCGCGTTCGACAAGATGATCGCGGACGTGACAGCATTGATTGCGCCTATTGCCGCAGCGCGCGGCGGTAGCGATCTTGTCTTGCTGATGAACACGGCGCAGTCGCTAAGGATGTCGTGGGTGGTAACGCCGAACGGCGAGTTCGTATTCTCGGATGTTGCCAACGGCGCACTGCGTAACCTGACGGTTATCACCTCGACCACCGTGCCGGCCGGCATGCTGATCATGGTGGATGCCGCCGAGTTCGCCAGCGTGACCGGCGATGCGCCGGAATTCGATGTCAGCGACGTGGCAACGATCCATGAAAGCGACACGCCGCTGCCGATCGTCGGCGGCATCGTGCAGCCGCCTGTAATCGGCTCTATCGCAGCACCGGTTCGGTCGCTGTGGCAGACCGCCAGCATCGGCGTCCGCATGATGGTGGATATGAACTGGACCATGCGCCGCACCAACATGGTTTCGTGGATGACGGGGGTTACTTGGTGAGACTGGTAACCATGCCGGTCTTGTAATAGGGTGTCCCTCCGTTAACCTGGAGGGACACTCAATGCCTGCCCGTTCTCATGGAATGTCTAGGACGCCGACCTATGCTACCTGGACCGATATGCGGAAGCGTTGCGAAAACCAAAATAGCAAATCTTATCCCGACTATGGCGGCCGCGGGATCAAGGTTTGCCAACGATGGAAAAGTTTTGAAAACTTCTTTGCCGATATGGGGAAACGGCCGAGCAGGAAACACGAAATCACCCGCAGCGACAATGACGGGAATTACGAGCCTAGCAACTGCCAGTGGAGTGCCGATGGCAGAAAGCAAAACATCAATCGTCGCGCTATGGGGCGGACGAGCAAGTATCGCGGCGTCGATCTTTGGGCTGGTCAGAAATGGCGAGCGCGTTTCAATGTCAAAAACAAAGGGGCGCGTCATCTTGGATTATTTGACACCGAAGAGGATGCGGCCCGTGCCTACGACGCGGTCGCGCGTTTAAAGCAGGGGTTCATTCTGAACTTCCCAACTGAGGAATTATGATCATGGCAGACGACAACCACGAACAACCCGAACTCCCGACGCCGTCCCGTGGCGCCAATATCCCGGCGGCAGCAATGATGCAGCAACGCGGCCCGCGCGCCGCCGGCGAGGATGACGCCAGCGCCGAGGCCAACGCCAAGGTCGCCGCCGATACCGCCGCCAGTGTTTCGCGACCGATCCCTTACGAACAATTGGTGTCGCAGCCGACATCCGGGCCGCTGGTCAATGGCCGCGCGATGTGGATCATCGTCGGTCCCTATCGCAACACCGTGCTGGTCATGCCCGAAGCCGAGGCGGAAGATGCCAAGGACAGCCATTGGGCCGTCAACATGAGCGACATGCCGTCGTCTTTCGACGCCGCCAATAACCCGTTCATCGATCACGACCACGAACTGACCGACGAGGATCGTGCCTATGCGGTCGAGGCCGCCAATGCTTGGGCGCAGGCGCAGTGGGATCCGGAAGAACCTGAAGAACCGGCACCGGAAGGCGAAGCCGACGAGGCGCGGACCGAACGCGAAAAGCGCAATGCTGATCGGCAGAAACGCAATTCCGACCGCCAGGCGCAGCGCAAGCCGCAACGGCAGAACGAAACCGACGAACAGCGGCAGGCGCGCCAGCAACGCAATGCCGAACACAACGAGCGGCAGATGCGGCCAGATAGCGCCGGCGGCAACTATGCCACCCGCGGGCCGGGTCGCCAAGCAAGACCGGACCAGCCGAAGCGATGAGCCTGCTAACGCGGATCGCAAGCACATTCCGCAGCAAGGCTGCGGAGGGTGCCTACCGCGACGGGCCGTGGCTGACCATGGACGGCTGGCTTCCGTCCTCAGTCGGCAAGTACATGAACTTTTGGCAAATGGGATACGACCCGCAGGGCGGCGCCACCTCGGCCATGGTGGAAGCCTGTGTGTCGGCCTATGCGCAGACCATCGCGATGTGCCCCGGTAGCCATTGGCGCGAACATGACAATGGCGGCCGCGAGCGGGTGACCACCTCGGCGCTGTCGCGCATCCTGCGAAGCCCGAACGACTACCAGACTATTAGCGACTTCCTGCTCAACGCGGTGCGCTCGCTGTACCTCAACGGCAACGCCTACGCGCTGGCGCTGCGCAACGACCGTTTTGAAATCGCATCGCTGCATTTGATGCATCCGGATATGTCCCGTCCGCAGGTGATCGGCGGCGAAATCTATTATGCGCTCGGCGGAAACGATGTCATCGACGGCCGGATCGAGGCGCTGCAACTGGAAGAACTGAGCTATGTGCCGGCGCGCGACGTGCTGCATATCCGATTGCATACGCCGCGCCATGTCCTGATCGGCGACACCCCGCTGACCGCGGCGGCACTGGCGGTCGGCGCCGGCAACGCCATGATGGCGCAGTCAATCGCGTTCTATGGCAACCAGTCGAGGCCGTCCGGCGTGCTGCAGACCGACATGACGCTGACGCCGGCCCAGGTCGGCGAACTGCGGTCGCGCTGGGACGAGCAGGCCAAGGGTCTGGCCGCCGGCGGCACCCCGATCCTGACATCGGGGCTGAAATTCTCGCCGATCTCAGTCAGCCAGGCCGATGCGCAGTTTGCCGAGGCGCAGAAGATGAGCGACCAGCAGATCGCCGCCGTGTTCCGGGTGCCGCTCGCCATCATCGGCTCCGACGCCCAGCCGATGGGTTCGACCGAGGCGCTGATGAACTTCTGGATCGGGGGCGGTTTAGGGTTTGCCTTGAACCAGGTCGAACTGGCGATTGATCGGCTGTTCGGCATCTCCAAGAACGACGGCGAGTATTCCGAACTCGATAGCTCGATCCTGCTGCGCTCGGCATTCAAGGACCGCATCGACGGCCTGGCCCGCGCGGTGCAGGGCGGCATCTTCTCGCCTAACGAAGCCCGTGCAAGGGAAAGCCTGCCAGCTGCCAAGGAAGGCAACGAGCCGAGGGTGCAGCAGCAGGTCGTGCCGCTGTCGGCCTGGGACCAGGCGCTGACCAAACCGGCGCCGGCCGCACCGCCGCCCGACGACGAAAAGCCCGATGAGGAAGACGACAAGCCCGACCCGGAAGAGGCCAAAGCATACGCAAGGTTCTTGCTTCAGCGGACCATGGATAGCCATGCAGCTTGATCATAGCTCGATTATTGCCGCCGTCGGCGAGGTGCTGGCGACGGAGCGAAATGCCCGAATTGTTCTGGAAGCCAGGGTAACGGAGCTAACCGACGCCTACGGGAACGTAATTAGAACACCGGGGCCAGCCGGGGAGCGGGGTCAGGACGGCCAGCGCGGGTCACAGGGCGAGGTTGGGCCGGAAGGGCCGCAAGGGCCACCAGGTCTGACAGGCGCCACTGGTGCGGTTGGCGCGGCCGGGGAACGAGGGCCGGTGGGCGATCCGGGGCCGCGCGGGTTGGCCGGAGATATCGGGGTGGCGGGGCCGCAGGGCGAACGCGGCGAAAAGGGCGAGCGCGGGCTGGATGGCTACCCCGGCGAGGCCAGGGGCCTGTGGGATGCCAAGGCCGAATACCGCGCCCTGGACGTGGTCAGCCACAACGGTTCCGAGTGGCGGGCGGTCAAGGATGATCCCGGCGAATTGCCGGGGCCGGGCTGGATGCTGGGGGCCAAGGGCGTGCGCGGCCGGCCCGGTGAGAGGGGACCAGCTGGCGAGCGCGGGGCCAAGGGCGACCGGGGCGAGCGCGGCGCCGACGGCATCGGGATCGAGGAAATGACCATTTCGGACACCACGCTAATGATGCTGAGATCGGACGGCTCGGTGCTGTCCTGCGACCTGATGCCGGTGATCGAACGCTATTACCGGCAGGTGGAAGTATGAGCGGGATTGTCGCCAGCGGGCTGGACCGCTCGTCATTGCCGGCGGCGTTGCTGCCGCTGGCGAGGGCACACTTACGCGTCGACGGAAATTATGATGACGCTTACATCACCGACGCCATCAAGCGGGCTATCAGCTGGTTCGAACGGGTCACCAACGTCTCGGTAAATCCGGTGACATGGACATGGAAACCGAACAGCGCCAACTTCTGCAATGGACTGGCGCAGGTGCCGGTGTCGCCGGTCAACAGTTTCACGGTCGACGCCGATGGCGATATATCGGCGGCATACACCATCACTGCGATGTCGACGCACGGTGTCGGGCTTTATGTGATGGCTGGCGAATTTGCCGATGGCATGGCGGTGGCAA